CGCTACGGAATACACTGACTAAATTAGCAGTAATATTGTATAAAGGTGGCGGTGTAGGTGCTGGGTATGCAGTTGTTGGTGGCGCTGATGTTGTAGGCGGTACGTAGGATGGCGTTGGCGTAGGCGTTGGCACAGGAGTTAGCGATGTATCAATAATAGATATACTGTCGAATGCCACAACAGCATTCGACACTGTGTCACCTATGCACCAAGTATACAAATTAAATGTAACTGTTTCAATGCCTTCTGTGGTAAAATCTATATTAGATTTAACTTTAAAAGAATATGGTAATTGATCTGTATCGAACGTATAGTCTAAGGTAGCAGGCGATGTAATACTGGGAAATGGTATGTTGATGTCGTTGCCATTGATGTTGGTTCCAACAGCAGTGACCTTGTATCTTCTTCCGCTGTTACAGGGCACTATGTTTTTACCGTTTACTTTGACATCAAACCCTAGTCCTTCGTCGGTAGCAGTTGGTACCACTCTTAAAGAATACAGTGGCGGGGGCGGCACCCATCTAGCTGAAAAGTCAGGTAGTATGACATTTTCATCAACAAAACTTTTAACATCGTAACTAACAATAGTAGGCCCGTCGCTGTTGCCAGACTTGATTACCAAAATAGGTCGTTTGACCACAGTCTGGCTAAGAAAATTGCTGTACTCCATTTCAATTTCAATGTTGGTAGGCTGCACTTCTGTGTAAGAGTCACGCCAACACACAACCAAGTTCAATGGATCCACTGCAAAAGTCACAGCGCCGGCTCTATAACGACTGAATCTTTCTACGCGATAATCAACTCTACCACCAAAAAACTTACTGAGCAAAGGAACATAATTTACAGTATTTGGTTGAACTACCACACTGCGACCTATCATCTGATAGCGTTCGCCATACTTCATAGCACTGGTGGTGTCAATGCTGACCACGTCTGGTGCTGCATGTTCAACTGTGTCAACTACATAATCATCGTCGCGAGTTCTAAAAAAGAAATCACCAAAGCTGAAACTGCCGTTGCCACTAAATTTTATAACAGGTGTTTTTACACTGTGATTGTTCAACACCGGTTCAAAATCCGCTGGCACAACCGACAATAAACTTTCTACCGACGAACCGCCTGCATAGTTAACTATTTCATATGTTAGAGATTCAGCTGAACTCAATGATGTAAAATTAAAGCATACAGTTTCACCTAGTTGCACATTTGCAACCAAGGTATCGCTGACTGGAGAATCTCCACGTATGCTGTAACGTGGCATGGGTTGTCGAAGCTGTACAGTAAGATTCGAAGTGAAACCAGTGCCAACATCCAAAAAAGTATTGGTACTACTAGTTACACCTGCTACTGGTCCTAATACCAATATACCATAGGTATTGATAGCATCAAAAATAGAATTAGTGACTCTGAGTCCAATGGCTGTATACTCTTTGTTGGTATTGACCATAATCCCAACAAACAAATCAGTAAACGAACATTTATCTATTACTATGTCATGAATCTGCTGTCGATCCATGATGTCAACGGCGGTGCTCATACCTAAGAAGTCACAGTTATTGAAATAAATTGACTTTGTGGTTAGATATGTAGACTTGATTCTAACTCCCACACTGCGATCATCCACTGTGGGTTTCATAACAGAACTTTTGAAAACACAACTATTAAATGTGATGTTTTCGGCCGACTCGATTACACCAATGCTCTTGGTAGGCATTTGAACAAATTCAAAATCTATATTGGATATTTCCACTGGCCCAGGAGTGTCACTGGCTCCTATAATAAATGAATCATAGTTACCAACACTGGTTGTGGTTTTGAAAATACAAGTGGCGGCTGGACTATTCTGCCTAATGATTACGCTGTTCTTACCTGCACCGCGCAGTACACAGCAAGGAGGTATACGTAGTTCGCCGTTGATTATGTATACGCCAGGATGAAAATTAATAACACGTCGTGTTTTATGGTCAGTGGTGTTGCTTAATCTATCATAGGTTTGATCGATAGCACGTTGTATAGCATCCAGATCATCGGTGATGCCGTCACCAGTGGCACCAAAATCCAAGATATTGATGTTGTCGTCTAGCTTATTTTGTAAGGTACGTATAGTAGGAGTACTGTTATCCACACCTGTTCTAGCTTCGTACCCGCCTTCAAGTCCTTTGAATCTGTATAAAAAAGCAGTAGCTGAATCATAACTAGACGCTGAACTTGCGCCAGTGGCAGCACTAGCGCCTGTGGCTGCACTGGCACCAGTAGCACCACTTGATCCTGTAGCGCCAGTGGCACCAATGCCACTTAGGGCAGAATTAAGGATAGATAGCACACCGGCCCGGGTCATGATTTCAGTGTTGCCCTCATAGGGAGCACCTTCTACTAGACTGCCGTTGCCTATGTAAAGCCTAAGTTGATCAATGGCCCAGCCAAATTCTCCGCTGGCTAGCTGTCCTAAATCCTGTAAAAGACCGCGACGGATCTGAATCTGAGATATTTGTTGAACAGCCATGAATTAAAAATCGCCTTAGATTCAGTATTTATAGCAATTTATAATACTGACTAACCCGATCGCACCAACGTTCTGTCCACATGTCAAAATCGCTAGGTTCCAAAACAAATTCTTGGTATTCTGGTTCAGCATCGTGCTCAGGACGCACACACATCATGACCACACCTTTACGAATGTTAGTGCCGTGTACTTCATTGTGTGCTAGTGCATAGGCTGTTAGCTGCAAAAAGTAATCATCGATCCACTCACGTCGTTTAGGTTTATTACTTTGTTTAAAGTCTAGGATGGCTTGTTCCCCCGCATGTACGCCCACGCAATCAGTGGTACCTGCATACAGTTCAGGAAAGTATAAAGGAACTTCATTGCCCCAAACTTCATCGACATTGGCAAATCCACTGGCAATGATTTTCATGGCCATACGGTGACTACGTTGACTTTCGGGATGGGTGCCCGGAGTTCCGGGATCGCCGGTTAGAATAAAGTTTTCTAACCATTTGTGCATACGAGTGCCGCGATTGGCTGCTTCTGTGGTAATAGCCTGCGCTCGTTCCGCGCCTACTCGCTGGCGCCATTCGGCTAGTGCACGTCGTGATTCTTCAGGCTTGGTGCGATCTAATATGGTAGTTACACTGGGCACACGAGTACCAATGGGAGTAAGGTAATATCTTTGCCCATCAACATTGGTACGGTTTATAGTTTGGTAATTATATTTTTTATTCAGCATACTATTAATAATAGCATACTCAGTGATTCAAAGCAAGAGACTAGAGCCTTTTCGCTGCGGCACGTTTTGCCATCGACGACACTGTCCGTTCAGGTGTTTTTGGTCCGCTAGTGTCAGAATCAAAATTAGTAATGTCTACTTCTCTATCAGATACCAGTGGCTTCAAATATACATACAGCACATCTGATTCGTCTTTTTTAATGTTTTCTACTACATTATCAAGATGTCCTTCTTTAAAAGCATCTTTGAGTAGGTCAATGTTAAACATTTCAGAGCCAGGCTCTTTTCTAATCAAGTTGACCAAGCTGTCAACTCTAACCTGATCTGTGCGAGATCTAAGGTTATCTAGTAGATTGATTAGATTAGCAACTGAGGGTGAAACATCACCCTCAGTGACAAATTCACGAGCTCTCATTAACGCTTGGCTCTACCAATAGGCTCTTCGCCACCAGCAGCAGCATCAGTAGCACCAAACTCGTCAGTGTCTAGGTCACTAGGCTCACCAAGACTAGGAGGCGCTGCGCCAAGATCAGGACCACCTAATGTGTCTGGTGCAGGCATACCGCCTGGCATACCACCCATGTCTTCGCCAGCTAGTTGACGAGCATTGGTATCAGCAGTTTCACGAGCAGTGGCCAATTCCTGGCTAATGTTGGTCAGTAGTTGTCCCATGGCGTTTTTAAAGTTATCAGCTTCGGCCATGCCAATTTGGTCACGAATGGTATCTATCAGAGCTGGTAGCTGTTCTACCTGCATCTTGCTGACCTTTTCGACCATGTCCTGGATGCTGTCTACCATGTCTTTGGCTGCGAGTATCGCTTCGCTCTTGCCCATCTCGCTTTCAAAGAGTTGACGGTTTTCATTCATCCACTTGCCTAGACTTTCACGCACCATAAGCAATTCCATGTACTTGGGATTACGTTCGGCTTGATGAATGCCATAACTATGACGAATGCGAGCAATGTTTTCGCTGACTAGTCGGCTTAATTGCTCAGCTTTGGGATAGGTCAACCGACTGTAGTCTAATTTAAAACCAAACCTGGTCTGCATTAGACTGTTCATTTTACTACTGGATGCTACAGGATTTATTTCAGAAATGTTCATAATAGGTAATTCCTAATGGTTACAGTATTTAGCCAACTTTAAAGTTTTTTCCAATAACATCCGATTCTGTGAAAGTTGTGCTAGAGTTTCTTGGTAGCGATTATAGTAATGATCCTTGAGCGTGTAATTTTTTTTGTTACCTGCACTCAATAGTCGCGTCTTTAATCGCCCCTCCTCAACTATAAGTCTATTTATATGCTGATCATAATTCAACAATTGATCGGCTATTTGCCAACGTTGAGTTTGATTGCATATAGCGTAAAACATAGCAGCATGCCGGTTAGTAAAAACCAGTTCTTCATCGTTGTAACGATAAATCATGTGCCAGTGGTTGTCAATTTGTCTTACAGCGTAGTTACCTACTAGGAATAGGTTAGCGCCAATTGGCACGATTAGTGGACGTCGATCTTGCTTTTTTTGAATATCGATTAGGGTGAATATTTCTTTCCTGGTCCAGTGTTTGATTTTTTTAACTGCTTGGGCTACTGCTTGTTCAACTATCGACTTGCTTTCGGTAGGTAATTTTTCCATCTTGATTTCGTCTTACTAAGACACCTTTGTTGACTAATTGATTGGCTATCACTTGCTCTCGTTCAGTGAGAGCAGCCTTTTCAATGATAAATTCTATATCCGGAAACTTGACTAGTACGTCGGATTCTTCGTTGGTAATGGGCAACTGTAAGCCGCCCATGAATTCTACTATTTTCATCTTAAATTTACAATTAGCGTAATCATGGCCCCAATCAACACCACTATCAAACTGGTACCAATGGTAATTAATTGACGGTTATGCTTGTCATTGGCTTCAGACAGAGTATTTTTAATGTCCGAAATCATACCCTCCATGGCAGTGACTTTGTTATCGAGGCTATCCAATTTGACATTTAATTGTTTATATCTTTCAGCACACAATTCCACATGGGCCTCCAAATTTTCCTTTTCAATATCCGAAGCTGACATTTTTATTTAAATCCTGATAAAGGTAGTACACTACACTAAAGTAGTATATTTTATTATTTAACCCAAATGCTATAAAACTCTAAAGTAGGTATTTGTCAAAGCTCCATTCACACAAAAAACTGGGTAAGGAAGATCTATGGTTTCATCAAGCCCGGTAATGATAGGTACATTATCAAAATCAAATCTTAATTTTTCTAGGTGCTGAGCACAATCGATCCCAGAATCAAATTGAAAAATAAACTTCCAGCACTGATGATACCCACGATAATAACTACCAAACTTATGACTGTCCACATTAACCTGCATAGGAGTACGTGGTACAGCTTCTACCTGTGATTCTATGCGTAGATTAATTATTTGATTTACAGTTTCCCAATTGCGTTGTTGGTTCCGTTGTTGTTGATTTTCGGCATCGTTGTTGGTAACATCAGTGGTTGTAACGTCAATTAATGTATACACAGCAATGCGATTCATGAAAATATTTATAGGTTGTAACCATGCTCATAAAAAAAGCCCTGTTAAACAGGGCTTTTTGTGTCAATACTAGTTTGATTAGAATGACAAGTTACTGGATGTGATTCCAGTGATTGGTGTGTTAGCAGCATTGGCAACATCCGCACCTTCGATAACCATGTTTACTGCTGTACTTGATCCAGCAGTAAAACTACCGATTGCGGTAACTGTGACAGTTCCTTGTAGTGCTTGAACTAGATTATCTAGGTCAGCTTGGGTCATTGCTGAACCTTTTGTAAAGGTTTTGAAAAATAGGTCACGACCTACTTGTTCCATTGGGGCTGCGCCGCCGTTTGTTCTTGTAAATGCTGGCATTTTATTTTTCCTCTTTCTAAATTTTTACGCTGGTGCGTATGTTTTTATTTATGATCTTTGTATTATTTTGCTGCGTTGAATCCGTTGAAGTGGGCAGCGCCGAAACTGCTACGTTGAACCAGCTTAACCAAGCCTTGTTTAGAAGGGTACACAAAACCTTCACCCTGAGCTTGCCCGGCTACTATCTGCTGCATGCCTGTTACCTGTGATTCTAGTTGCTGTGCTAGGTTTTCTTTTAATGCACTGATGCTGTTCCAAATAGCAAAAAGTGCATCTAGCCCCTTTTTGTTTTGGTATAGATATCCATCGCCGTTGCCTAATAGGAATTTAATCTGAGCAGGTTTAGCAGCAGTTTTTAACCAAGTTGCTAGATCATCACCAGTCTGACGAGTGATTCTTTGATTCAAGTAACGCTGTAGTAGATCGCTATAGCTCTTTGGCATTCCTGCTCTAAACTGATCAGCAGCAGCACCTAAAGAATTCACTGCTTTTTCAGCTGTTGATACCAATTTTACAGGTTGCTTGACTTGAAAACTAGCACCAATATTAGGGGGCACCACAGATACCACTGGATTAGTCATTGTGCGTCCTTTCCAGGGAGCGCCATTGAATTGGTGTGCTATTATTAGAGCCTGTCTGCCTGCAATTAATTGACCTAGTTCGCTGTTGACAGGCACACGATATTCCACAGTGACAGGTTTAAAAATAAACATGTCGTTGACGGGTTGCAGCTGATGTGCAAACATTAGGTCGCCTTTGTAAACACCGGGAGCTCTTGTGACTAGATTTTTTAATCCTGTCCAAAACCCTGCTAGCTTATCGTATAATTCAGGCCTAGCTGTACGACTGCGTTTGATCTGTGTGTCATATTTTTGCCAATCGGCTGGGCTATGGGCAAAAAACGCATCAGGCATGTATTTGTCGTTGACAAAAAATCTACCCTGCGGATCAAGACCAAAATATAATGCAATACCACCATCCCATTTTATACTAACTGCCTGTGGATTTTGTGCTATGCTTTTTAATGCTTGCACATATTGAGCAGCAGAATCACTGCTGATGAATATGCTGTCCTCAGGATGCGGAATTCGTGGGTCAGCTGCGGCTTCAACCAAATAATCAATAAATGATGTCATTGGATACGATCAGTAAGAGTTCTAAACCAAGCTGCGGTACCAACTTGAGCAGTTTCTGGTAGTCGCAGTAATCCACGAGCAGCATCTTGTCTGGCTGCTGCTAGCTTGCCTTCACGATCAGGATCATTGGCCAGTGCTGCCATAATACTTTTTACACTGTTTAAATCTGTTTCTTTGGCCTTAGGGTTCAGCAAGATTTTGGCAACTTCTTTTCTGGTTCTACCTACCACTTCATTGGTGTCACGGGTCATTAGTTTGCCACCAAAAGCGTCAAACTTTAGGTTCTTAAACTTGGCCAAACTGCTCATCAATATAAACACTTCGCTGCCTTTAAAGTCGGGATCGTCATAAGATCCACGTGGACCATGCTGATGCCATGGTGCAACGATAGCAGCGTCATGAATAACCATGACATCTACTTGTGCTAGTCCTTTTTGACCATCTTGAGCAGTATAAGGAATTCCAATATGCACATTACGCCCACTGACTGTGCTTTCAATACCTTGCTTTTCAAAGTATTTCTTAAATAACTGCTTGGCATCTTTGACTGGATCTCGGCTGGCACCAGTGTCGAAAAAGTCTACCACATCCTGGGCTTCAACAAATAAGTCAATGTCTCCTGACTTGATCTTGAATCCAGCACTGCCTATGTCGGCCTGCAGACTTTTGGCTATTTCCGGTGGAATCAAGTTCTTGGCTTGATTAACAACTCCAGGCACATCCTCACGGTTAACAGGATTTGAACTAGGGATAGCATTGCCACCTTCGTATAACTTTAGCAAATTAGTCATTTCTAAGGCGCCTTATACCTCTAGTGAATTTAGCAGAATCACCACTGCGTATGCTGTTAATCAGTCTACGCTCTAGCTCACCTGCAGTTTCATGATCATAGTTTTCTTTGATAAATTGCAACAAATAGATGGCACCTTGAATCACATTGGTAGCTCTAGTCTCAACAAAGTTTTCTTTGTCTTTGTTAAGACCTAAACTATCTAGTTCGGCCAATATACTTTTAGTACGCTTTTGCAAGATAATCTCCGTATGACTTATTTATTAAGTTATACTTGCGATCGCTTCAAGCCGGCCAACATCTCTTTTAATTTGCTCGATTCCGATGTGGTATTCTTTGCTATGTTAGGCGCCGGGTCTGCATCTTTTACCACAGTGTTGGTTTTAATTCTTTCCATGGTTGTACTTAATGTAGGACGATTTGATTGTTCAGTGTCGATGCCAGGATCGGTGATACGCATGGTTTCCATGTTATAATCTAGATCAATCTTTTGACCTACGCCAGTGCTGCTCCGAGACTTCATGCACTGTATTTGATACTTGCCACGTTCACGCATGGCTCT